AAAAATAGTTAAATCTAATTCTACAATATTTGACTCTGATAGATGGAATGCTGAATTAGCAGATGACATGAGGGAACTTACTTATGACAATATTTTAGAGTGGTTAGAATTTACTGCTAAAAAATTAGGGGTAGAACTAACCCAAGACAACTTAGATACAGTTAAACTCTGGGCAGAAAAAAATTCTGTAATCTCTGCTGAACATATTAACAGCACCACACAAGATTCACTTTTAAAAGTACTCAATGGGGCTAATACTGATGAAGAGAAAAAGAGTGCTGTTAGAAAATTGTTCGATGTTATTATCGGAGTCAGAGCATATCAGATAGCTAATTCCAGAGTAAATATACTGTCAAATTTTGGTGTATTTCATGGTGCAGAACTAAGTGGTGGGCGTATTACTAAAAAGACATGGATGTTAGGGCCAGGAAGTAATCACCGAGAATCCCATCTAAAAGTAGCAGGAGAAACAGTCGACATAAAAGAGAAGTTTAGTAACGGGCTATTATATCCTGGTGATGTTAGAAATGCACGGGATGCCAGTGAAACTGCTAATTGTGGCTGTTATCTAAAATATTCTAAATAAATAGGAGTAAAAAATGGAAATAAAAGATACTAAAAACTTTTCTTCTGTAATAGAAATAAAGCAAGAACCTGAGAATTTAGGAGAATTTCAAGCTATTTTTTCTAGATTTAATGTTATAGACAAAGATGGAGATGTAACTCTGCCAGGTGCTTTTACAGACGGTCAAAAAGTAAAAATTGCATATTGGGGACATCGCTGGAACGATTTACCAGTTGGAGTAGGTGTAATACATGCAGATTCAGAAAAAGCATGGGTGGATGGACGCTTTTTTACAGACACTGAATCTGGTATGGAAACCTATAAAACTGTAAAAAACTTAGGGGAGCTTCAAGAGTGGAGCTATGGATTTAGTGTATTAGAAAGTGAACAGGGGGAGTTTGATGGAAAACCAGTTAGATTTCTAAAGAAACTTGACGTTTATGAAATCTCCCCAGTTCTAATCGGTGCTGGAGTTGGAACAACAACTACCAGTCTAAAATCTAACAATCCCACAGAAAAATGTGAAGACGAGGCTGTAGCTAACAGTAAGTCAAGCGCTATTTCTGTAGAAGATTGGAAATTACTATTTCAAATATTAACAAATATAGGAGAATAAAAAAATGGAAACTAAATATTCGCAATTATTGGATGTTCAGGCGAAAGCCGAAAAGATTTTTGCAGATGCTGCCCGTGAGGATAGAGAATTAAACGAAAGCGAAAAAGAAGCAGTAAAGAAACTTTATGAAGAGGGTTCTGAATTAAACGCTAAAATTTTGGAAGAGAAAGCCATTAATGAGGTGCATGAGGGCATTAAAGCCTGGGATTTAGGGGAAAATCGCAAGTCCAACAGACTTTCTGATAAACTGCTCAACAACCAAAGTTTTAAAGAGTGGTTCAAGTCGGTAGCTCCCTCAGGGTATATTCCTGAAGCACGGAAGGGCCTGAACTCGCCCTCTATTGAAGTAAAAGATTTCGGCATTTTTGCCAAAGCTCTTTTGCGCGAGGGCACAGACACTTCTGCAGGTGCATTTATTGCTAACGAGCAAAGTGGCATTTATCAACCCCTCGGTTATGAACCAGGTGTTATCCGCAATCTAATTTCGGTTCGCCAAACTGGAAGCGACACAGTTGAATATGTTCGCCAAACTACACAGATTACTGAAGCTGCAGTAGTTTCAGAAGCAAGTATAGTTTCAGGTTCAGCTGCAGATGGTTACAAACCAGAAGCTACTATGGCTTTTGCCAAAGTTGCTGTTCCCGTTGAAACAATTGCAGTCTGGATTCCTGCTACAAAGCAGGCTATTTCTGACTCAGCTCAGTTGCGTGGGATTATTGACCAAGAGCTTCGTTCTAGCTTGACTGCTAAAGTTGAAGAAGTTATTTTTGACAAGATTGCTGCAGATGGAAACATTCTGACACAGTCTTATTCAGGTTCTAGTGTTCTCACTACTACACGCAAAGCAGTCACCAAATTAATGACTACTGGACATGAACTCCCGACAGCTTGGGTGTTTAACCCCTCAGACTGGGAAGCAATTGAGTTACTTCAAGACGCTGAACAACGCTATTACTACGGTGGCCCTATGAATGGTGGAAGACCCACCCTCTGGGGTATCCCTGTAATCCAAAGCTTCTACTGCGATGCAGGTTATGCCTATGTGGCTAACTGGACAAAAGCAGTGCTTTGGGATAGAGAACAGGCTTCGATTAGCATTTCCGATAGCCATTCAGATTTCTTCGTACGTAACATGATTGCCATTTTGGCAGAATTGCGTTCTGCATTCGCCATTACTAAGCCAAGCGCATTCGTTAAAGTTGATTTAACTGCGTAAATATAAAAATTTAGGGTAGGGCGGGATTCTATTCCCGCCCAACCCCCTAATTTAATCAAAAAATAGGTAGGTGGTGAAAAATGGCAAACTTTTGTGAATATACGGACATAGAAAACATATTACAGATTACTATAGGTGCAGATTTACTTACTCTTGCAAATTTTGCAATAACAGAGTCTACTGCTGCAATTCAAAATTACACCCACCAAACTTTAGAGAAAGTAGAAAATGATACTATTATCGTGGATGGAAATAACAGCAATAAATTATATTTGCCTGAATTGCCTGTAATATCCGTTAGTACAGTTAAATTAAATGGGATTACTTTAGAATATTCTACGGATTATAAGCTTGGGCAACACGGCATATTATATAAATTAAATTGGACTTGGGATAGCGGGGTTCAAAATATAGAAATTACTTATTCCCACGGATATGACCCAATTCCAACAGAAATTAAGTCTGTATGTGCCAGAGCTGCTTCCAGATTAGTGCAGATGGCAATAGCTTCAGGGGAATTTAATGGGATACCGATAGTTGCAAGTACTTCTATTGGAGATTATAGCGTTGCGTATAACAATAATGCCAATAATAGCGCAATGGGAGTAAGCGGTGCACGGATTCTACTTCCAAGTGAAATGAGTATATTAAACAGATACCGTCAAGTGGGGTTATAAATGGCACCCAATTTACACTTTGAAAATTTACTGAATAACACCGCTACAGTTTATAGGGACGGTACTCCCACTTCAGATGGGCAGGGTGGATGGACGTCTACAAGTGGTTCTGTAGCTAATATAAGTGTAAGAGTTTCTGTTGGTGGTGGAAGTGAAAAGCGTATAGCTTATTTAGATGCCCGTCAAATTACCCATGTTGTATATTGTATGCCAGGAAGTAATGTAAAAAGAGGGGATAAATTAGTTATAGCAGAAAAAAACTTAGAATTACAAGTTTTAGATGTAAAAGAGCCATCCCTAATGGGGCACCATCTCGAACTAGAATGCAGGGAGATTCAACATGGCTAATGCAGAAATTACTAAATGGGATACTTCAGAATTAAAAAAGATGGTTATTGAGAGTTTAACTACCTCAATGGATATGGCAGGCAAAGTAGTAGAAGACGATGCTAGAAAAAAGTTATTGGCAATTAAATACCCTGATGATAAGCGCAGTGCTAATTATAGAAAATATTTAGCAAATTACCAATTAACCCATATAGTTAATGTGGAAAAAGATAATATTACAGCGGTAATAGGATTAACTGAGAAAAAGTATTATGGCTTCTACATAGAAATGGGTAGTTCAACTGCCCCTGCGCACCCGTTTTTACGTCCTGCTTTAGTGGAAAATAAAAAAAATATAATGGGGATAATCAATAAATGAGGTAAATATGGGGCAAATTAATGTTTTATCTACAGTTTATAGTACTTTAGCTAGTGGCAGTAGCTTAACTGCCAAATTATCTACTTATAGTGGTAGCCCTGCAATATTTACAACAGAACCAGTTCCAAGCGATGCTGTTATGCCATATATTGTTATAACAGACAGTGTAGCCCAAACCCCACAAGATACTAAATTAACTCGTGGTAGGGAAGTTTGGATGGATATTAGATGCTACACAAAATCTAATGGTAGTGTAGCGAATGTAGACAGCATAGCTGAATTAGTTAGGGAATTATTACACCGAAAACACCTATCTGGAAATGGATTTTCGTCTATTGCTACTACCGTGGATGGATATATTGTGGCAAACGAAGAATATGCCTATGGGCGTATTTTAACACTAAAAATATTATTGGAGGAAAATTAAAATGGCAATTAATGGTGCTGATGTTTTATTAAAAGTCAATACTGGAACTGCAGGCTCACCTGTTTGGACGGCAGTTGGCGGGCAGAGAGATGCTTCTATTGAAGAAACTACTGAAGAGATAGATACCAGTTCAAAAGACGGGCGTGAAAAAACTGTAATAGCTGGGAGATATGCTTCTAATATTACACTGGACTCTTTATATGTCCCGTCAGATACTGCGTATTCAAAGTTACAAGATGCAATGCGTGATGGGAATTTAATCCAAATACAATCCGTAAGTGGTAGTGAAATTAGTTCTGCTTACGCCATAGTTACAAGTTTAAGTGAATCATTCCCAGACCAAGATGCTGCAACAGTTTCGGTTAGTTTAACTGTAGATGGTAACTGGGCATAATTACGGAGGTAAATAAAAATGGCAATTAATGGTAGCAATATTTTAATTTATGTATATATTAATGGTACAAAAACAGCAGTAGGGTCTCAGAGAGACGCTTCTATAGAAGAGACAACAGAAGAAATTGATGTTAGTTCAAAAGATTTGCGTGCAAAACGGGTATTACCAGGGCGTTATGGTTCTACACTTACTTTGGATTCGCTTTATGTTCCAAGTGATAGTGCTTTTTCTACACTTAAGAGTGCGATGCGCAATGGGACACCAGTAGTTATTTCTAATGGTACTGAATATGCAAACGCAATTATTACAAGTTTAAGTGAAAGTTTTCCAGACCAGGATGCTGCAACAGTTTCTGTCTCTCTAACAATTGATGGGGAATGGACTGTTGGAGAACCTGCATAAAATTAAATAAAATTAAATAAAATTAATTAATTGGGAGGAAAAATGGCGGTTATACCACACAATATTACAGACGAGGTTAGTATTATTTTTACAAATAGGGCTTTAGCGGAAGCTGAAACACAAACTGGAAAATCTGTTATATCTTTTATAAATAAAATATCGTCTGGAGATATTAGTATTAACGAAATTGCGTTGTATTTAAAAGTTGGGATGGAGGCATATAGAAAGTACGCTAAATTGGCTGGAAATAAACCTGTTAGTTTAGATGATGCATACGCAGTCATGGATGAAGTTGGTTTTGCAAAAATAACAGAAGAAGTTGTCATGGCTATTGCAGAAGCTTTAGAGAACAAATCTGAATCTAAAACTAATTCTAACTCAAAAAACTAGTTGAACAGGGCTTGTTGATTGATAATTTATTTCAGCAAGCCCTGCGAGCTAATATTAGTATAGCCGATTTTTGGGATTCAACCCCTGCTGAAATTTATGTTGCCATAGACGCTTATGGGTGGGGGTTAGAACAAAAGCAAAAGCAACTTGCATGGGCGGTATGGCATATTGCTGCACTTACTCGTGCAAAGAAGATGCCCCCTCTATCATCTTTAGTCAAACCTGCTCCAGCTAAGAAACTTACTGAAGAGGAAAAGCTAAAGAGGCAAAAAGAATTCGAGGAGATGGTGGAAAAATATGGCAGAAACAACACTGGGTGAAGCAAATGTCCGTATACGGGCAAGTTTAGAAAATTTAGATAAAGATTTAGCTGGGGCTAAGTCTAAAATCTCAAGTGCCCTAGGGGGTATAGCAAATACACTTGGAGATATAGGTAAAGCAGGGTTTACTGCTTTTGCTGGCGCCGCATCTATAGCACAAACTGCTATAGTGGCGGTTGGTACAGGTTTGCTTAACATGGCAAAAAACGCAGTTGCAGTAGAGGGAATTAAATCTGCGTTTGATGGTCTTACAGCATCTGCTGGTAAGAGCGGAGATGAGATGTTAAAAGCAATGCAACAGGGTTCGAATGGAACCATTGCAGCTACAGACCTCATGCTAATGTATAACAAATCTGCACAATTGGTTGGTACAGAGTTCGCAAATAATCTACCCCAAGCGATGGGTTATTTACAAAAAGTTGCAGCTGCTACTGGGCAAGACATGGGATTTTTGATGGATAGTCTGGTTACAGGTGTAGGCAGGCTATCACCAATGATTTTGGATAACTTAGGTATTCAGGTAGATTTAACTGAAGCTTATGACAAATTTGCAGTTAGTGTTGGTAAAAGTACAGAAGAACTTACAGAACAAGAGAAACAGACAGCACTTACCAACGAGGTAATGTTAAAGCTCGGTCAAAACACCGCATCTATGCCAGATACCGCTGAGAGCGCTGCTGTAAAGTTTGAGCAACTTAAAACAAAAATTGCAGATTTAAAAGCAGAGATGGGCGTGAAATTTATGCCCGTTTTATTAGAGTTAGTAGAAAAAATAATGGGGTTGGCAGATACAGTTATGCCTGCCGTTATGCCATTAATAGAAACTATGGCAAACAGTTTTGTAGCCATATCAGAAGCACTTACTCCATTAATTGATTTATTTGCAGATTTTGCTATAGGTTTATTAAAAGCAATAACAGCAGGGGATTTTTCAGCAATGACATATAACGTTAATAAACTCGTTGCTGGATTACAAGAGCAATTACCAACGTTTTTGAAATTTGGTATGGATTTAGTAATTAACTTAGTAAATGGCATTATAAAAATGATTCCTGCATTAATGCCAATTGCGATAGAAATAATCATGACAGTTATAAACACACTTGTGGAAAATCTTGGAATGATTATGGAAACAGGGTTTCAAATTATATTTGCGCTAATAACTGGTATTGTGGAAATATTACCAGAATTAATTCCAACTGCTATTGAAGCTATTATAACTTTTGACAAGTCAATTTATTCCCAACTACCAACCATAATTGATGCTGGTATTGAACTATTATTGGCACTAGTAGATGGTATATTAAACGCACTACCAGATTTAATAGCTGCAATTCCAGAAATTATTATTTCTTTTACCACAACAATTACAGAGAAACTGCCAGAAATATTAGTTGCTGGTATTGATATTTTACTGGCACTTATAGACGGGATTATTGAAGCTATACCGCAGTTAATTGAAGCAATTCCTGAAATTATTAAAGCAATTGTGGATACTCTTAAAGAGGCATGGCCAGAGTTTTTGGATGCAGGTAAACAAATTGTAGAGGGCATAAAATCAGGTTTAGCAGATGCATGGGAATCTCTAAAATCGTGGTTTGGTGGACTGGTTGATGATTTACTTCGAGTTCCAAAAAGAATCTTGGGTATACAGTCCCCATCTAAAGTATTTGCTGAAATTGGTAAAAATATTCCCCGTGGTTTGGAATTAGGTATTAAAGCTACATGGGAATTACCGATGGATGCAATTGACACTATGTCAATGGCTTTAGTACCAGATTTTGGAGAAGTAGTTAATTCATTTAACCCAGGTGTAAACTCAATTTCAGAATCTACAATTAGTAATGTTAATAACTATTATCTAACCGCAAATTATAAGCATGAAGACGAGATGACGCTTTCACGGCAGGTTAGGATATTAAATTTAATGGGAGCGTAAAAATGGCAAATTTATCTTGGATTGTAAATAACATAGAATACCCGTTAGAAAATATTAATAACGGGCTATATTTATTATCTTATGATGGTTTTGGAGTTCCAGATTTTCATAGATTTGAAGAGCGTGGCCCATTACAACACGGCACTACTGATAGAGGGTATAGATTAGATAATAGAATTATTACGCTTGTATTAGGGATTACTGGGGAAGATGCAAGACAATTTCGAGAAAATAAACTTTTACTAACAAAAATATTTAAGCCAACAGAAAATACCCCTGGAATATTAAGATATACGGAAAACGATGGCTACACCAGGGAAATTCAGGGGTATTTAATTGGCGGTTTGGAATATAACGCAAGTGATTCTAAGTATTTATACCAGAAAGAATCTATTAGTATAAAATGCCCAGACCCAGCATGGTATGACCCTGATTTAGATGAGCTATATTTTGCTATTGGTGGTGGTACTGATGTATTTTCTGTTCCAATGGTAGTTCCGTTTAAACTTGGTGTTTCTACTGTAAATATGAGTCAATCTATAGAATATAGGGGAACAGTAAATAGCTACCCTGTAATTACAATTGCTGGTCCTATTAGAAATTGTTGTATTACTAACGAGTCTACTGGAGATAAACTTGATTTTACTGGTGTAACTATACCAGCAGGGGAAACTTACACAATTAATTTAGCTTATGGATATAAAACAATTGTAAATTCATCTGGTCAAAACAAAATTGCAGATTTAACAGCGGATAGTGATTTAGCAACTTTTTCAATTGAACCAGACCCTGTTGTATTCAGCGGGATTAATTCAATTCATATATCTGGTGTAGATGTTACGGCGTCTACAGAAATAGTAATTAGTTACTATGAGCGCTATATATCTATATAAAATAAATAATAGGAGAAAATAAATGGCACAATTATCTGGTTATTGGACAACTGGTGGTGCAACTGGGCACCAACAAACTAGCTATTCACAAGCCCAAATGGCCACAGCAAACGAAATAATGGCTGGTTGTGGTTATTTTGAGGGAGTAGCTAGAAATTATAAAAATAATTTTATCACTACTGTTACTGGAGCTAATACTGTATCTATTAATACAGGTGGGGCAATGGTAGATGGGCACTGGTATTATAACGATGCTGCTGTTAGTATGACTATCCCGTCAGCAGTTGGTACTGGTAATACTCGTATAGATAGAATTGTAATTAGATGTACATGGTCAACTTTTCAAGCTGTATTAGCGAGATTACCAGGAACAGATGCTGCATCTCCAACTCCACCGGCTTTGACACAATCTCACGGTAGTGTTTATGACATTCCGTTATATCAAGCTACTGTAAATACATCTGGAACAGTTACACTTACAGATGAGCGTCAATTTGCAGTTCAAAAAGATACCATAGTCATGCAACTTAAAGTATTTAGTGATGCTGACAAAATTGTAACTGGAGACGGGGCTTTATACTGGTTTATTCCTGAAGAATTGAATGGAGCTAAACTTACAAAAGCTGATATAGCTTGTACAACGCCTGGTACATCAGGGCTGACGGCGGTTATGGCTAACTATGAGGGAACAGATATGCTAAGTACAACACCCAAAATTGAAGCAAATGAGCGTTCAAGCTATACAGGAGTTAGAGGGGTTGTAAAAGCTAATCAATACGTTGGGTCTAATGGTAGAGTTCGAATTGATGTAGATTCTGTTAGCACTGATTCACGTGGATTAGAAGCTATACTAATATTTGAAAAGTAAGCGGGGAAAAAATGGCAATTAAATATATGTGTAGTTCTAATGTTGGTAGCAGAAATTATTATGCCCCTGCTAACTCAACTATATTATGGGCTGGAGCAACAGCCCCCGATGGGTGGACTTTTGTAACTTCTCTGGATGGGTATTTTGTACAGGGATATGATAATTTAGATTTAACTGCTCGTGGAGCTGAAACTCATGTTCACACTAACCCTGCCCTAAATACGACTGGTGCACATAATAATCATACTGTAACTGTACCAAACCCTAGTGGTTGGACTGATAATTTTATAGCTAATACAGGAAGCGCACAATATTCTGGTGGTTCTCATACCCATCCTGTGGTAGGTGCTTCTAACGAATCAAGTGGTGGTAATCACTCTCATACTCAGGGAGATACAAATTCAGCGTCTAACTTACCAAAATATCGCAAACTACGTTGGATTACGTGTGCATCTAAAGCTGAAATTCCGATAGGTGGAATTGTAATGCACAGTATAAATACCACAGCACTTGGGGCAAATTGGAAAGTATGCGATAGTACAAACGGAACTCCGGATATGCGTGGATATTTTGTATATGCAAGTGCAACTGGGGTTGGAGAAACTGGTGGTAGTGATACACATGCGCATACTAACCCAGCTACTAGTACTAGCGGAAGTCATGTGCATACAGTAGATTTAGTGGCTGAATATAATGAGGTTGCTACAAATGGTAGTGGTTCAGATTCGGCTGGTCATGGAACTGTAAAATCTCACAAACACTATGCAACACCAACTTCGTCTGCTGGTGGAAAGCATGCGCATCCAAGTGGAAATACAAGTACAGATACAGTACTTCCACCATACATTCAACTATATTTCATGCAGAGGGTATCATAATGGACTTACCAATTGGAACTGTAATTTTATGGGTTAATTCTCCCACAACAATACCAGACGGCTGGGAAATTTATACAGCAGCTGTAGGTAAATTTGTGCGAGGTGTACCGAGTGGTGGAACTGTAGGTGCTACTGGTGGTAGTGAAACCCACTACCATACAGCAGGTGCTATTACTGCAGCTGGAGCACATGAGCATCCCCAAGTGGATTTTACATGGGGTAAATCTAGTACTAACGCATATTTAGTTACTAAACAAACACCAGGAGTATATGCAGCAAATGGTTCACACAACCATCCTGGTACATTAAAACTAGAAAATAATAGCACAAATCATACACACAATAGAGATTCATCTAACACTGGAACTTCAAATAATTTGCCCCCACATAAACGCGCAATTTATATTATTAAAACTTCGTAAATAGGGGTAAAAATGGCAAATTATAGAGTAGATGTGTATGATACTAACAAAAATAGACAAGCTGTATTAACGGATTTTATTAATTTATCTTATTCTAAAACAGTAAATTTCCCTGGAGTAATTAGTATAACACTAAGTGGAGCACATCCGATTTTAAAAACAATAGGGGATAAATGGATTATAGAAGTATGGAGAAAAGAGACAGACACATGGCAATTAGAGATAAGTGGATTATTCAGAGATTTAAATTGGGAGTATTCCGATAATCCAATTGCCACAATTAATTGTTATGGGATATTATCTGTTTTAGGGTGGAGAGTTATAGCTTGGTATGCGGATACAACAGATAGAACAAAATTTGTCAGTAAAAAAGCTGAAACTATTGCAAAAACTTTAGTAAATTATAACACCACAAGTTTAGCATCTACAGCTAATGGTAGATTACGGGCTGGTATATTAAATTATCCCACTATAACTGTAGAAGCAGATTCTGCAACTGGTAATACGCTGGATTATTTTTGTGCGTATAGTAATTTACTTGAAGCACTACAAGATTTATCCAATATTGGTGGTGGGGACTTTGATTTAGTAAAACAATCCGTTGGCAATTACCAATTTAAATGGTTTAATGGGCAACTGGGAAGTAATAAGAGTAATACTCTTATATTTGCCATTAATTATGGCAATATGGCTGAACCGACTTATAATATAGAGAGAAGTAGTGCAACTTCTGTAGCCATTGTTGGCGGTCAGGGAGAGGGTAATTTACGCCAAATTGTAGTAGTAAATTCTAATGATTATAACGTAACAACAAATAACATAGAAACGTTTGTTGCAGCGACTGATGTAGATACTACAAATGGCTTAACTTCCCGTGGAAATTCTACTTTACTGGAATTATCCCAACAGAGATTATTTGGTTTTAAAGTATTGCAAACTCCATCGTGCAGATATGGAATTGAATATAGTTTAGGCGATTTAGTTAGTGTAATAAACCCGTTTACAAGCGATAAATATACTGTAAAAATTGATGGTGTACAGGTTAGTTTATCGGATAATGGGAACGAACAAATTGATATTGTTATGAAAATGGTGGGGTAAATGACATGGAATTATATGATGTTGTAGAAAAATTAATACAAAAAACTAATAAGTTAGAGCGAGAATTAAATGCTCTTAAAACAATTGACAAAACAAGTGGTGGAGTAACTGACCACGGATTACTTTCTGGGCTATCTGATGATGACCACACCCAGTAC